TTAATCAAGTTTTTGTTTGGGTCTACACCCATCGATGCATCAAACATTTTAAGCCTATTATTGGGCTGTATTGCAAAGTTTCCATCCTCTAATTCAAGAACGTGACCACATTTATGTTGGTCTGGTTTCTCTGCGTAACCAAAATTTAATTCATTAAAATCACCTGCGCACCAATCAATTGTAAAAAGATATTTACCCTTACGTTTTACTTTACGCCTTGATGTGTATTGCATTGTTGCTCCTGCAAGTTCATAAAAAGTTGTAACACTTACGTTGTAACTAAAACTATCCCACATAACTACTTCATCTAAAGGCAGTTCTTTTACTCCAGGTTTTGTACAAAACGCTGTGATAGGTGCTCTCCACCATAGACCACCATCTTCCATTAAGAAATGAAACAAAGGCACTCTGTTTGGTATAGAACTAAAACCAAATACCCCTACTTCAAAATATTTATCATGTGAATCTTTTTGATCTCTTAAATAATTACCTCTAACGTAACATTCTATTACCGGTATGTTTGCATTTAAATAAGCCATTAGTCGTTTATCTCCCCCCAATTATTACCATGTTCATAATCAACTTTGTTTGGTACTTCTAATTTAACAGCGTGTTCCATTATCTCAATTACTTTTTTAGCTTGTGCGTCACTTTCAATAGATAGGTCTAGTTCATCATGTATCTGTATGTGAGGTATAATACCTTCTTTATATAGCTCTAACATAGATTTTTTAGTCATGTCTGCTGCACTACCTTGAATTAATTTGTTTAATGCTTTGTATGTGTAAGCTCTCTTGATCCCCGGTCCATGTTCCGCCAACGCATCTTCATGTGTCATAGCTTTATGCATACCGAAACTGTTTGGTTCCCACAAATGAAACCTGCATAGTCTGCCAAGTAAAGTTCTAATCTGTCCACGATCTTGTGCTCTGTTAGATGCTTTATCCATAAGTTGTTTAACGAAAGGTACCTTTGCATGATACGTATTAAATAGTTCTGCAGCCTTGTCTTTACTAACACCCAACTCTGCTTGTAGTTTAGCTTTACCCATACCATAAAACAATCCTAAGTTAATTGTTTTAGCCTGTGATCTATCTATTTCTGCCATATCTGCTACAGTCTGGTGAAAGTCTGCGTTAGGATCATTTTGATAAGAGTCAACTACATCATACACTGATGGTAGTTTATATAATGCTGCGTAGTGTACAACAAGACGAGGTTCTTGTTGTGAGTAATCAAACACTCCCCACTTACAACCTTCTTCAGGTATAAATAAACTTCTTATCTTAGGACCAAGATCTTTGTTACGTGCAGGAATTTGTTGTAGATTAGGGTTCTGATAAGAGAATCTACCTGTAACTGTACCACCACCTGCATTACGCAATTGGTTTATCTCTGCATGTATTCTACCTTTGTGTTCGTAACGTAAAATAGAATCTATAAAAGTTGTATGTGCTTTGTTAATCTCTCTTGCTTTTGCAATCATATTAACAACAGGATGTTTATGTTCTTGTAAAAAGTTTTTTGTAAAAGAGGGTGCTTGTGTTTTTTCAGTTCGTTCAAACTCTATCTTTAAATTTTCAAATACTTCTGCTATACTGCTTGCTGCCCAAATTTGTGGACGAACATTTGTTTCCATTTCAATTGCATTCAACAGCGAATTTTCCTCATTTATCAACGTTTTTTTAAGGTTGTGTGCTTTTTCTACATCAACTCTCACACCCTTAAATCTCATGTCAACTAGACATGGAAATAAATCTGTTTCAAGTTCCATGATAGATTGTAAGTCTTGTGCAATAATTTCTTTTTTCATCTCTTGCCATAAACCAAACGTTGCTTCTGCATCTCTCTCTGCATATGTTCCAACATTTAGTGATGGTAATTTATACATTTCTGATTTAGGATCGATACCCCACTCCGCTGCTGCTTCTGCAAGAGCTGTTTCGTTTTTACCAAAACCTAAATACTTCCAAGACAAACTATTAAGATCATATCTAAATCTATTTTCATCAGTCACGGCTGCTGCAATCATTGTATCAACAATCATACCATTAATGGTTAAACCCATAGCTCTGATCCAACAAACATCATACATTGCATTGTGAAATATTTTTGTAGAATCTGTTTTAAGAATATCTTTAAACCATTCTAAAACTTTTTTACGATCCATGTTACCACCACCTTCATGTGCTATTGGAAAGTAACCTTTGTAATGTGCAGTCGCTACAGCAATTCCTATAACTTCTCCATTACCTATAATAGAACCAGATCCTTTTTTAATTAAGTCAGGATCTTTTGTCTCCAAGTCAATTGCAATCTCATCAACCTGTCTAAGGTCAGGAAATTCTGTAGGTATAACCCATTCTGTTTGCGCACTAAAGGTAGGTATCTTCATATTGTTTCCTTTTGATATACGTGGTTAGCTTCTATTTTTTTATTTAATTTTTCTTTATTACTAAACGCATACAGCGCAGCATTGTGATCAGCGGGAAATATTTCCCAAGAAACTATTCTTGGATAAATTTCTAAATAAAATTTATTTTTATTAATCTTAATTGTTTTTTTAATTATATCTTTTTTCATAATGCTAAGTAACAAAAAATTAATAGACATGTGAATAGTCCCATGTAAAAAGGTATATGATTATTTGGCTCCATAGTCCCTTTCTTTAATCATTTCTAAATAATGTATTGCTTTATCGATGTCTTCTATTCCCCCTTTCCGAGAATGTCTGCATATATACTTTATAGCATTGCCTTCTGCAAAAAGCAATTTGTTCTTGTTTATAAACTCTGCGGGTTGAATCTCCATATACATGTAGTGTGTTCCCGAAACTTGTTTATGTAATGCTTTCGATGTCATAACCTCGATCCTCCTGTTTAGCTGTCATTATAAATAAATTTTGTTTTGTACGTGTAACACCTACATACCAAACTCTGTTTTCTTCATCACGTTTGTCTTCGCTTCTGTCCATAGCTTCTCTTATTTTTTTTGTGTTGTCTAAAATAATTAAAACATTTGTAGCTTCACCACCTTTAGCCGCGTGTATAGTAGAAAGTTTTACTTTAGCAGGTTCACTTAATTTCTGTTCGTTACGTAACATTTCTCTTATGTATAAATTTTCTTCTGGATCAGATTTAAAAACTTCATACCATTGATCAGTAATACTGTATCCAAACTCTTCAAGTCCATACATTCTTTCTTCTTTTAATTCTTTATCTAGTTCTAAAAACTCAAACAGATCTTTACACTCTGACATAGAGAGCTTGTCTCCATTAGTCCATCTCGTATAATTTTTTACTGCTGTATACAATCTTGTTTTATAACTCTTTCTACCTTTTATTTCAAAGTAAATAGCCATGTCTTTTAATACAGGTTTTAATTTAATTAATACGTTATTAGTTCTACCTAATATTAACCAGTCATCACTATAAAGTGGTGCATCTTCTATAGATGTTATATGATTTATGGTCCCTGTTTCCGGACGCGGTGCCCATGTTTTTTTAATTCTTCTGTCATCAGGTATTAGACTTAATATCTTATCAGCAATTTTTTGTACTTCTTGAGGTACCCTGTAAGATTGTGGCAAGACTATGTCTTTTGCAGGCTCCTCTTGAAACCTTTGCACATCTGCACCAGCCCAACCATAAATAGCTTGATCATCATCACCGGCTAAGATAACATGTTTAGAGTTTTTCTTAAGTATATCGTACATTTTCCACTGTATTGGCGATAAATCTTGCGCTTCATCGACAAATATTACATCATATTTCGGACACAATTCTGCCACATTAAATTTTTCAATCATGTCAGTGAAGTCTACCAGCTTATAAGCTTCTTTATAATTATCTACTTCGTCTTTTAATATCTGCAACATGTGTTTATCTATGTCTTCTGAATACATGTCTGTATTATATTCTTCTTCAATAGTTATATTTTTAATTCTTGCTGCATTAATTATGTTAAAATATTCACTATCAGAATCTACAAACCCAGTTTTTTCTTGACCGTTAGAGTACACTGTAACTTCTATTCCAAGCTGTCTACCAATGTCTTCGTAGTGTTCGTCTTGCATAACTTCAGATTTTTTTAGTCCAAGTCTTGTAAATGCTAGTGAGTGTAATGTTCTAAAATGTTTTAAATTTTTCTTTTGTAGATTTGGATATGCATCTAACATTCTATCCACTGCTTCATCAGCAGCTTTCTTTGTAAATGCAAAGTAACCAATCTTATCAATAGGTGTACCAAGTTTAACAAATGTTTTTACATACTTAATAAGTCTAGTTGTTTTACCTGTACCTGGAGGACCTAATATTTTTCTAACAGACATTACATTATCTCCGTGTTATGTTTTAATTTATTGTGATTGATTGTTACATCCTCAAACTCTTTTATATTTATTGATACTACATTTTTAGTTGGTGTATTGTACTTACCTTTAATATTACTAGGGTATCTTTTTTGTTCTAAAAATTCTATGTCACAATGTTTGTAATTAGTTTTCATCATCACACCTGTTTTGTCCTCACCATGTTTCCAATTTTTAGATTTTAACTTGTCATAAAATTTATCAAATTTAAAGTATGCATAACCATCTTCTATTAATACTGTACCAGATTTAAACGATGCATCGTTCATAGCTTTAGGTCCATTTATTTTTGCATGTAATACATCATGTAGTTTTTCTCTTGGTGAAGTACCAACTGGTGGATTAATTATTTTTTGTGTTTGAAACAATGCTTCTAATACTGTTTGATCTTCTGGTGCTTTTATAATTGGTGGTGGAAATCCTGCAGCTTTTGCTATTGAGTTTCTACGTTTACGTTGATCTGTTACGTGTTCAATGGTCCTGCAGTGTACAGTTGCTTTACCAATACCATCTGGTTTAGTTACATCAAATTCATATTCCGGATCTGGTTCTATGTCTATCTTTCTTAAATTTGTTAATACAGGATACTGTCCTTTTGATCCTGCAAGTATTCCAAATTTCTTTTTAACACAAATACCTTTTTTACAGAAGTCACTGATGGGACTTTGATTACAAGTATAACCTTTTTCCGATCTATTCCATGACCTTGTTTTTTGTTTTAATTTATTATCATCCCATGCATTAGCGTGTTCTCTTGCAAAATATTTTACTGGTGCATTCTTTACTTTTTGTTCCCAATTGTCTGCATACTTCATTTTTACAAACACATGATAATTATACATAAATCTATCTTTACCATCAAAATTTTCTTGATTAGATATTTTAGATATTAACGCAAGACAAGGTGGTCCATCTAAAAAATCTTCATCTACACCTTCCATAGACTGTCTTTCCATTTCTTCTGTAATGGTTTTTAACTCATCTTTTGTAGTTATGTTTGCATCAACAACTTGTACAAATTGTTCTAGTGTAAAAAATGTACCGTCTATATTTACAGCTTTTCTTTCTCCACCATAGTAGGGTAGGTTTATAAACTGTCCTGGTTTCAAGATCCCTGTTTCCGGATCCTTTGTTAATTGTGTTTGTTTAGGAAATATTTCACAGTCTGGTTTAAGATGAAATAAAGGTAATAAATTACTTAAGAATGATACAATGACTGTTGATTGTACAAACTCATTCATAAATAAATATAAATGTAACCCACCACTTTTAGATTCTACTGGTACAAGCGGTAGTTTATATTGTTGTATAGTTTCTAAATAAAATTTTTTGTCAAAGTCTTCATATTGTTTTGGGTCAACATCTATAACCCCAAAGATAGCACTTCCTTTCTCATTAGTTGGTTGTATGCCAACTGATATGTTTCCTTCTAAATGTTCTTGATATATTGCGTCTGTAAATTCTTCGTAGTTCCACCTGTATACAGGTTTCTTTTTTCCGTTTTCTGGATCAATGACAGCGTTAGTCCAGTCTGCAATTCCATATGCATGCCGATAGCCATTAAATATCTTTATATACTCTTGCATAATTATCCTGTCTACATGGGCCGCTTAGTCTCCCAATTGGCCCATGTTGTGCACTATTCTCTTAGAGAATTATATAATGCTGTTACTACTTTCCGCCGGTTTTTCTTCACCATGCTTCGCTTTCACTGCACCCTTAGAGATACTTTCTGAAAACGATTTAGCTTGTTGATAAAGACTCGCGTCAGTAATAGGACCAACTTTACTTACTTCCCAACCAAACCAAGTGCCTTTGTCATTAGACATTTGAGTAGTCTTTAGTTTGTAAATGTGGCTAAAAGATG